CCACGAACCCTGCTCTCGATTCTTACGAAAACGCAAGTAAAGCGAATAACGCTCATCTTTCAACTGCGTCACTCTTGGGTCTTTCGAGTATTTTCTAATTTGCGCTTCGGAAATCTTACAGCGAACAGTAGCGGCATGATGAACACCGGCATTCAACTTAATCATTCTCTTCTCCTGTTAAGGTGGCTTTAATACTCATGCGCCTTGGTTGTAAGCCTTGGCCTGAAAACGAAACGCTGTCTATTGAGCACGTTCCTTGGAATGCACCAGGGAAAGAGCTATCGAGAATCAATAGCCCCTCCGCAAATACCGCTGGGTTTGGCGGCGCTTCGATACTGAGCTTTCGTCCCTCTCGCTGCATTCGTCTGAGTTCGCTCGCGCATGCCTGCTCTGCTTCTTGTTGACTGTTTCTGTCTTTACCTATCGATTTAAATGGCGCCTTACCTTTTCTCACTTCCTGTCGAGTACCGTCCTCAGTCGAAAGATAAAATGCCTTAACACCGGCGACATCCGTTCGTCCATCGAGGTCGATACTCACGTTGATGAAATTCGGAAGTTGTGGCTGATTACCGCTGGGCTGCGATAACGTGATGGTTTCAATGTCTTTGCCACTGGCGCTTCTAGCTTCCCCCTTGGGAGCAAAAATAAAGCGACCATCGATAGGTTTAGCGACAGCATCATATTGCTTAGCAAGCCGGTACAAAAACGAAGGCGTACTTTCATCAGTGCGATCAACATGGGCGATTTCAATTTGTTGTAATCTCGGGTGCACAAAAGTTTGAAAGCCATGAGGGGTCACATTATCCGCAACAACTTGAGCCAGTGTTGTCTTGTCCCAGCTCATCGATTTACGCTCTCGATAACCGGTTTCATCTTTAATACTGAAAGGGGCGACAGACAACACCAAAGTCACTTCTCGGGGATGTAAGCTGATGGAACGTTTCGATATTTGAAATTCATCACGCAGCACTTCACCCAAATAGACTGAGTACTTTTCTCCCTTCGGGGGAATGCCGTCAATGTCATCAGAGTTGATCGTTAAAGAAAGGCTATCCCCCTCAATCCCGTTGCCATCAGATAGACGCCACGATTTAAGGCGAGCCAATAACAGTTCGCTATTTTTGCCGACTAGTTTGAACATTAGTCCCAAGACCTCGTAACAGATTGAGTGGGTTTCACCGTAGATATTTCAGGAATATGGACATGGGTATCTGCAGTGAAGGCATCTCCACGGACATGCGGATTAAGGCGATAAAACGCGGTCTCTAACTGATCGCTGTCTTGGCCTGTTTGTTTAAAAAGTAAATCAGTGATTAATTCCCCTTTACGCGCAAATATTTTCATCCACGATACTCCAAGAGCTGCAAAGACATATCCGTCACCATGGCGCGCCCATCATGAATAAGCTCACTGCGCCCCTCTTTAATCTGCTTGATCGTCCAACGGCCAAGGTTAAAACCTTGACCGTCACTCACTTGTTGAGGCTCATCAATCAAGGCACGAATCACGTCCACGGACTTAGCGGCGCTGTATTGAAGCCACTTTGCTGTAATATCTATCGTTTCAAGTGGTCTGCCCGTTCGTTCTGAACGCGCATTATCGATGAGGCCAACTTCGGAGTAAGCGCCTGCCGTTGTTCTATCAAACTTCGTTATGGGCGTTTTATCTCCAACCGAAAACACGAACTCCCCAATCACTAAATGATGCATGGTTATCCTCTATCAATGGCTGACACGTTAATGGAATCGTCGATGGTAAGCCCCGTTAAAGAGTCATATTGGGACTTCATTTGCTGGTCAATTTGAGCGGTAACTTGGGCTGCAATTTTCTGTTCATCCATACCTGGTGCGGCCTGAATAGCGACGTCAGTTTTAAAGATGACATTGGGGGTTTGACGGATGAGAGATTCGTTTTTTTCTTTCTCGACTAACTTTTCAGATACCGTTTCCGAAGCCATGAGTTTATCGTCGGGCGAATCCAGCTTATCGCCAAACCATCCCCCTAAAAACTCACCACCAAGATCGCCTAATAACGAACCGGCTAAACCGCCTATCACAGTACCGACACCAGGGAAGACCATAGTTCCGATAGTCGCGCCAAGACTGGCCCCTCCGATGCTACCAAGTAGCCCACCACCTTCGGCCAAGGCGGTTTTGCTATCGCCTTCGGTGACGGCCGTTGCGATATTGCCGGCACTGATCGCCATATCAAGCGGCCTAAGTAATTTGCCTAAGCCTGCTTTACCCGCACCTTGAGCCACATCACCGGCTAGCGCGATGCCATCTTGCGCCATCGCAACGCTTGGCATCATCGCTAATGCGCCACCGCCTAACGATAATGGCAAAGCGCCCCGGTTCGCCGTCATCATTGTGCTCGCCATGTTGTAAGCTCGAGCAAGCGGGTTTCGTGAACGTAGTTTTCGTGAAGGCATTCGGCTTTTTGAGCGTCTCGTACCTAGGCCACCACTTCCTCTACCACCACGACCAGAGCCCATGCTCATCATCGTTTGATTCAACCGACTCAATTGCTTGGTTGCAAATGCCGCTGCGCGGCCACTCTGGTGCGTCTCTCGGTTTAAGCCCTTTCGAAACAAGCGCCCTTTATCGAGGGTATTACCAAAGATAAGGGAGGCGGCTTTGCCTGCTAACATCGCGCCTTTGAACGCCAATAAGCCAGCAACACCAATTCCAACAGCAGCAGTAACGCCCTGGTTAGCTTCGGCAAAATCCGCCAATAGATTGATGCCATCACCTAATGGCTCAAGTACCCAATTGAGCGCAGGTAAAAGAGCGGTACCAACGATCACGCTTAAACGGTTCACCTTGTTGATGAACTGAGAAATGCCGTTTTCACTGGTATTTATTCGCGCCTCATATTCGTCTTGTAATGACTGAATATGAACGTCTTGCCCTTGCTTAGCTAACTTGAGCGTTTTACGAAATAGATCCGTGTTACCCGCCAGTGAAGCCACAGCCCCTTTCGCTTCTTCACCAAAGATTTGAGTGATTAATGCACTTTGCTCTTCTAATGGCGCATCTCTTATGGCTTCAAGCACTTGTAATAACGTCCCCGAAGCATCATTTTGCATTGATGTGGCGAGACCTACTGAATCGAAACCTACGGTTGATAACGCGGTTTGCTGCGCTTTGGTTGCTGCACCGCCAAGAGTGAGGCGACCTGAAATATTCTTAAGTGCGGTTGCAGAGCGTTCTTCCCCCATACCTGCAGACAGCATCGACGCCGAAAGCGCCGCGGCTTCATTAGCGGAGAACCCCGCCATTTTGGCAGACGCGCCTTGCCTAGCCATTACGCCTGCAATGTCGTTAGCTTTCGCATTCGAGTTGTTCGATAAATGGTTGGCAAGGCCAGCAAGGCCCATCGCACCATTTTGATCTAACCCTAATGCTGCTTTAAATACCGCGAGGGTTTCACCCGCTTGGCCAGCTTCCATATCGAAAGCGACACCCATTTGTGCAGAATCGAGCACGAACTGTTTTAACTCGGCTTTGTCTTTGATGCCGCTTTGCCCACCAGCTGCCAACATAGCGTTGATGTCATTGGCACTCATCGGTGTTTCAGTGGAGGTTCTTAGCGACCAATTACGCATGGCATCTGCTTCTTCAGGGGTCATATCGACCACCTTTTTCACATCAGCAAACGAGCTTTCGTTCTTTACTGCCGACCACACCGTCGCCGCTATTGGTGCAGCAGCCATAGCAAGCGACGTCGCTTGACCGCCAATCTCACTCAATTTTGCATCGCGAGTATCAATTCGTGATTGAATTGATTTCATCTCTTTCAAGTGACGGTTTTGTTTGGCGATAGCCGCTGTGGCCTTTTCTGCCTGAGCTTCGAGCTTTCTTTGCTCATCACTCATACGGCCAGTATTGATCCCAGACTCTTTTAACGCGGCGCCCAGCCCTCTGAGTTTATCGCGCTGCTTGTTTTGGCTATCGGTTAGCTGGGTAACCCGTTTACCTGCCGCTTTATAGGCCGCATTCAACTCATTGGTTTTCACCTTGCCCTGGTGAATCTCATCGTTAAACGAATCTAGCCGTTTTTGCGCTTCGTATAACCGATTCTTTAAATCAATGGCCCCTTCGCCCGAGGCCTTTTTCAGTTGAGAGTTGAGGCCTTTTATCTCCGCTTGTGTCTTACTGTATTCAACCCGAAGACCCGAAGTTCGCTGTTTGTTGTCTTCCAGTTCTTGACTAAGGCGAGTCACCTTTGTTTTGGCATCATCAAGCTGACCTGCCAACTTAGCCGCTCGCTTACTGGCAGACTCAAAACCATTTAATTGCTTGAGCTTGCCATTAAGTGAGATCACCTCTCCACGCTGGCTTTCAAGTGCCGCGGTTAACCGCTCTGTGGCTGTGGTCGTTGAAACAATGTCCTCAAGACCATTGACGGTGGTATTAAGAACGAGGTTAATTTTCTCGGACATTATTTCACCCCAAGCTTGGCGAGAATAAGCTCATAACGACGCACCGCGACATCTTGTGGCCATCGCCTTAGTTCAGATTCAGATGTATTTCGGTGCATTGGAACGAGGTCGATTAGGCTCTCAACGTCATCGGGCGAAAGTACGCCGCCGATTGTTGAAAAAAAGCGCCCACCTGCGGTTTTAGCGCCAGATAATCATTGATTGAGAGAAAATCAAGATCGGACCTTTGCAAGCCCGTGATCACCTCAAACATAAAATCTTCACGCGCTCGCTCTTCGGTGATGTCCGCCAACGCTTCAGAGTGCGCGACTTTAGGAATGGCAAACTTCACCTTATTAATCTTGTCACCTACTTCATTTTCGAAAGGATGCAGCAAGGCAAACTCTACCGACTTACCATTAAGCTGTTCACCCCGCAGTTCATCTGATGGTTTTAGAATCAAATCACAGATGTCGTCATAGAGCTGATTGAAATCAGGCACCGCTAAGGTTTCGAACTCGTCTTTGGTCACATCACTGCACGCCATAATCACGGCTTTACGTTGTTCGAAGAGCTGTTTAGCCGTGAGTTCTTGTTCGGCTTCGATGTGTGGCAGCTTACGGAACTGCGCAACAGGGATCGTTTTAAGGGTCACGCTTTCACGCGAGAAAAAAGTCAGTTTGCTTTGATTTTTCATGAATTTTTCCCATAAAAAAAGCCACCCGATTTGGGTGGCTTAGGTTTTGATTGCTAACCCCAAATTCGGGGTTAGCTTCAATCCTAACTAATACCCGCTGTCCCCATCAAATCCACACCGCCAACGACGGTCTTGCCCGTATCGACATTAATGTCGTG